ACAGATGCCATTTATTTTTCCTTTTTAGTTTTTTTTACTCTTTTAGTCGTGTAGGCCTCATTCACGTCTGGTGTAGATTCATCGTCTGCAACGTATCTACCTTTTTTGTTTCTGGATCTAACCTGTATTTCTTCCGTACCTGTAAAAAAATCCACTACCTTAGTCCACCAGCTCATGCTACTTCTCCTTTGCGCGGCCTATATTTAAAGCGGCCCAATCCACCAGTTTGTAGAGCTTGCCAATCCAAGCGTCGTCTTGGGGCGTGGGCGTGGAGGCGGCAATTAAAGAGGCCACGGTTACTATAATTGTCACCCATGTCACTAGATTTACTATCATTTCCATGTGTTACTCCTAGAAATTATCCTTTGTAATACGATGGTAAACCAATCATAGGTCTGCGGTCAAACCGATTTGCCTCTGCATTTTTACCATCAGCATCATTATAATGTAAAAAAACCTGTCCACAGTCCTTGCCTGCAAAAGCATCACGCCAATGCTCCAGGTCACAACCTCTATACATCAACATATCTCCTTGTTTTAAATTAACCTTAACCCCTTTTTTGCCTTCTTTTCCAGATGGCTCTATGTATATGGGCCACTCATCACCGCCTAAGTGCATTGTGGTAGATATTTCACAAGAGTATCTGTCTTTGTGTCTTTTTAAAACATCACCTTTTTTATAGATTCTTGCATAAGAATAAGTTTCAATAAGGTTTACTTTCGATTCTTTTTCCATAATTGGTTTTACTTTTTGCAATAAAGTTTCCATTACTATATCTGCATAATGCGAATAAGTTTCTGGTATTTGTTGATCGTTCCAAACCCCAAAATATTCAGTGAATTGAGATATGTATTTAGCGTCAAATAAATATCTTGCGACTGCTCGTTTATTTAAAAAGTATTGATAGCAAAAGTCTGCTAACTCTGTTGATATAGCACCTTTAATAACTTGGTATTTGTTTTTTTTAAAACTCATTGTAAGTTTCCTGGTCCTGGTGGCTCACTAAACCATGACATAACTAATCCGCATGATGATATTGCACAAAATAAATTAATTAAAAAATCAATCATCTAAATGGGTATCCTAAATTCCAACACACTAAGGAGTGTCGTATTCCTTTTGTTACAGGTTTAACTCTATGCCAAACAAAAGAAGGAAAGATAATAACACTACCTTTTTTTCTAATTTCTTCACATATTCTAGGTTGTGAGCCTTCATCTGTGTTTCTAAAATCAAACTCTAAATCACCACCTTCGTATTCTTTAGGATCGGTGAGTGATACAGTCATGCTAAGTTTTCTTAACTTACCATGTGTATTTTCATTTTCGGGATTATTGTAAGGTTCTTCGTATGAGTCGCAATGCCAATCATAAAACTGACCTTTTTTATATTCAGTAAATTGACAAGACTCTGACCAATCCCACTCAAAATTCCAACCTGCATTTGCGTTTGCTTGATGTATGTAAGGTTGTATTTCTTTGTATATCCACCTTTCTGACATCCATACAATATCAGATTTGCGTTTTTTTTGGATGTTTTTGAGTTCTAGTTTGGTAAGTTTTTTGTCACTATTTCCAGCATTACCCGTAAGAGCCATTTCTTTGTTTTGCTCTTTGCCATAACGAACTATGTCATCACAAATTCTTTTGGGAATAGCCGATTGAAAAAACCAATAATAATATTTTAAATTCACAAGTCACTACACATTTGAATTATTATTTATTTATACCCAATCATCGGCTTTTATTTGTCTATATACAGTTCTTAAATCCCACATACTTGATGCTGTTTTAAAATCAACCTCTGGCTCACTAATAACAACTATACCTGAACCACCTGCTCCACCTTTTTCAGAAGTTCCCGGTCCTGCAAAAACACCTCCACCTCCGCCACCTGTATTAGCTGTTCCTGCATTTCCGCTTTGTGGTAGTGGGTTGCTTGCACCATCTCCGCCACCTCCTGCACCACCGGGTCCGGGATTAAATCCACCACCGCCTCCGCCACCTGCATAGGTTACGCTTGAACCTGTAATTGAACTTGCTGTACCTGCTCCACCTGCACCACCAGTATTTGGAGCAGGACTACCTGCTGCTCCAGCAGCATTAGCTCCGCCACCACCAGCAGAACCAGCATTTGGACTGGCTACATTGCCAGCAACAGTTCCTCCGTCATTACCCTGTGATGGACTTACAGGAGGTGTATTTCCAGAACCACCGCTTAAATCAGCAAAGTTTGCTCCACCACCACCAGAACCACCATCTCCAGCATTAACAGCATTGTAAGCTCCTAAACCACCGCCAGCAGATGTAATTCCAACAGCAGAAGATGCTACTCCATTGGCAGAATTTCCTGCACTGGTTGCTCCTCCTGCCCCAATAACTATTGGATAAGGTGATCCACCTGTTACTGGTGCTGGTCCTGTTCTAAAGCCACCTGCTCCTCCGCCACCGCCATTTTCAAAAGCACCTGCATCTGTGCTACCACCACCGCCACCACCGCCAACTACTAAATAAGTAACTGTACTTGTATGTGTTGCGGTAGTTAAAGTTCCGCTTGAATTAAAAGTGGTTATAACTGCATCTTGAGTTCCTGAAGTTACTGCTTGTGTTGCTCCGATTAATCTAGGCATTTGTCCATGTTCCTGCTTTTACGTTTTCATAAACCGCGTTCATATTCCACATGCCAGATGCTAAAGTAGGTCCTGCGTCCTCTTTAATAATAACGACACCAGAGCCACCAGCTTTGCCAGGATTACTATTACCAGCACCGCCTCCGCCTCCGCCAGTATTGGCAGATCCCGTTCCTGCGGCACCACCATCACCACCACCTTTTCCGCCACCACCAGGGCCACCATCACCCTCAGTCTGACTAACATCACCTCCGCCACCACCGCCACCTGCTCTTGTTACAGATGAGCCTGTGATTGAAGAGGCCGCACCAGCACCACCATCACCACCATCAAAAAAATCGCCACTTGGTACTGTTTGTTGATTTGGTTGACCTACAGCACCAGCTCCACCGCCGCCGCCACCGCCACCAAGGGCGTTTGCTCCACCGCCGCCTCTGTTACCACCAGTATTACCTTGTGATGGACTTACAGGAGGTGTATTTCCTGCGGCTCCACCTGCTCCATTTGCAGTATTACTTCTACCACCAACACCTCCACCCGAACCACCAGCTTTAGCAGAATCACTATTGAATCCACCTCCGCCTCCGCCTCCAGCAGAAGTTATAGAAGAAAAAACTGAATTTGAACCATTACTTCCTTCTCCTTCTCCTCCAGGACCATCCTCAGCAGAACCACCTGCTCCTACAGTAATTGGATAGCTTGTAGAGGCATCAACAGGAAAACCAGTTGCAGTTCTATATCCACCTGCTCCTCCGCCACCGCCAACTGTACCACCACCGCCTGCACCACCTGCAATGACTAAGTATTCAACTGAGGTTGTATAAGAGGCAGTAGTTAAAGTACCGCTTGAATTAAAAGTTGTTGTAACTGCTGGTTGTGCAACTGTTGGGTTATCTACGCCTATTATTCCACCATTAAGGTCGGCCATGTTTAGACCTCATTCCATTCAGTATTAGTAGCATCCCATTCGTAATTGGTTAAGTTTACTTTACCTAACCATTTTTGATTATCTTCATCCCAAAATATTAAGACAGTATTAGAGCTAATTTCAGTTACAGTAGGATAAGTTACAGGTGCTTTCCAATCATCATTGCTATCTAATGACCAAGATGCGTAAGGTTTTGGTGATATAAATTTATTTTTAGAAGAATCGTAAGTATAGCCAATACCTGCGTATTGTTTTCTAAAATTATTGTTATAAGAGGTTTGTTTCCAAGCTGTTCCGCCTGTTGAGTGTGGAACGATAGATGCTACAAATGTTTCTGCATCTGCGTGTTGATCGCCACCATTGGCATCTACATCATCATTAGATACTACTATTACTCGTAATACTTCGTTGCTTGAATTAAGTTCTGCAAAATGAGCCATAATTTAACTCCTTACGCATCATCTAAGATTTCACCAGATATTACATACTCCAGGTCTGAGTTAGCTGACGCAGTTAATCTAAGTAAATCTGTTTCATCTAAGTAAATTTGTGAATTCTTGTCAAGCAAAACTAAGGTCGCGTCTGCTGGGACTGACACAGTTTTGGCAAGATGAAAATAATTCGAGCCGTTATTAACAGAAACTTCGGCGGTTATATCTGCCGCATTGGTTCCGTCAACGTTAGAAATTATAATGGTGTTTATTTTTCTAACCTTGTCGGCCGCAACATCTATTACGTCTGTAGCAGAGTTTGTTACTGCTCCAGCTATGGTAAATGGTGTTACGCTAGTTACGCTTACTAAATTTGGTGTTGCCATAAATTACTCCTATATTATCCAAATATTAAACTAAATGCTACTGCTCTACCGTTAGTAGCAATCCTAGCTGAATTTTCTGTTATGTTTCCAGTCACCGACAATGCTTGGGCCATTGCAACGTTCTGGTTTTCATCAATAGCTATAGCAGGGTTTGATCCCACTGTGCTACCTTGTCCAATGATAAGATCGTCCGCACTGTCATCGAGTCCAATGTAAAAATCTTGTGCATTACCATCAAATACAATGGATGTATCTACCGCGGCGCCATCACCCAATGTCACAGTATCGTCTGTAATGGTAAGGATGTTATTGGTGCCTACAGTTGAGCCTTCGCCGATAACCAGCTTATCTGCTGAATCGTCCAGGGCCACATAAAAGTCTTTTGCATTACCGTCAAACACTAGAGCTGTATCTGCGGCCGCGCCATCGCCTAATGTGACTGTATCGTCGGTGATAGTAAGTATGTTATTTGTACCAACGGTAGATCCTTCGCCAATAACTAATTTGTCTGCTGAATCATCGTTAGCAATGTAAAAATCTTTTACGCCATTAAATTTAATAGCCACATCCTCATCGCCACCGTCACCTAAAGTAAGTGTCGGTGTGGTGCCTAGCAAAGACATGGTTTGCGCGGCAATATCACCTGTGGTTGATGATGCCGCTTGACCAACACCTATGGATTGAGCAAATTTAATATCTTGGTTTTCATCAATTTCAATGGCAGGGGTGGTTCCTACTGTTGAACCAAGGCCTATAACTAAATCATCCGCTGAGTCATCTAAACCCATGTA